TGTGGGGATACCCACAACTCGTGCTGTCTGGTGCTGTGATTGAGCACGTACCTGCACACGGCTGTGCGGTAGCTGATGCCCGTGGCCAACAGAGTGAAGTTTTGGGAGATGGCGAAGTCGAGGCCAAAGTGCAGCTGTGTGCTCATGCGTGAGCCCTCGCGGTGCTTGCACTGGATCAATGCGTGGCCGACTGATGCGTGTGAATGTGACATGGGGAAACTCCAAGAAGTGAATAAATGAGTGAGCCTAATCCCGTGGGATTAGGCGTTGTGAGTTGTGCTGTTGTATTAAAACAACAGGCCCATCAAGGCCAGCTCCTCGATGCCGTAGACTTTGTCTTCACCGCAATGGTCGCATTGGTATTTGCGTGCATCGGGCTCGACTTCAGGCTGATCCCATCCGCAAGCCAAGCAAAAGCCGTGGCCGTCGTGGGAGAGCGCCATACCGTAAGCAACGGATGGTCGGTACTGGGTTGTGCCTGCACGCGTCTTGTATGTGGTGACGTGAGCAGGGTTGTGTTTGACTGGTGCATTTGCCATGGTGAACTCCATTAAGTGAACAAGTGAATGGCTAATCCCGTGGGATTAACGTGATGCTGAGCAGGGCTGCGCTGGACGCTTTCCCACTCAACAGACTATATTGTAGCACAATACTCGCAGCTTGTCAAGTCATGCAAAGGATAAAACGGGGGGAGCCGAGCTATCTAAACTTGAGTGAATCACTCGGGTATTAGGCTTTTGAGTTATCTAAACTTGAGTGCAGCGTAGGGTTATTAACATCCTACAGGATTTTGGCGTTTTTTGTTTGGACTTTAGATAGAATCGTAGTTGGATTATGACCCTACAGATTGTAGGACTCTACACGCAAGTTGTTGATTTTAAAGGGGAATCTACGATCGTAGATAGAATAGTTAGTTTTTAAACATAAGAGAGATTTCTTGGGGTAGGGGGGTATGGCGGTCGGAGAGCTGCTAAAGAGACAGGGGTGACTTTAGGTTTTGCTCTAATAATTTACTAACTACTACATAATCTATCTATAGGCCACTTTTGCCGGTGCTAGTGCCCGTAAGTCGTTGATTTTAAAGGCTTTTTAATCCCATGGGATTACTCGCAACTTACCGAAAAAGCCGGTTTATAGCAGCCCGCATGGATAGGGGCTTTCCCGTGCTAAATGCCTTGCAAGCCAGTGTTTATGCGGCTTAGCGTTTGAAAGCCCCTGTTTATGCGGGTTCCAAGGGGTCTGTAAGCGTCGTGTAAGGATTGTAGTTAGCGCGGCCCATCCGTCGGTCATCCGTCATCCGTCGTTGCTCATCCGTCGTCGCCCATCCGTCGTTCGTCGCTAATCCCATGGGATCACGCGTTGCGCAAAAACCACGCTCGCGTGATAGTAGTCACGTGATAGTAGATGGTGCTGGCGGACGTGATAGTAGTGATAGTTCCGGGCGAAAAAAAGCCCCCTTGCGGGGGCTTGGATGGGGCCTGAGCCCCATGGGTTAGGCGCTGGCGGCGCCCTTCACAATTTTGCCTTTTGTGGCTTTGCTGATGACGTACCCGCATTCAATCGCACGGGCTACAATTTTCTGGTGATAAATCACGTCCGTGAAATAAGCCTCAAAATTCTCAAGCCATGCGGTAAACCCGTCAATTTCCCCGGCGGTCACAGTCATGTCAGGCGCGGGTGCGGCGGCGGGCATTTTCGCGGCGGCGGGTTTGCGGCCTCCCCCTGATTTGCGGCCAAGCCCGTTCGCCTCCCGGGCCTGCTTGACCGCATCCTTGAGCGCATGCTTTGGCATTGTGAGGGCAGCTTTGGCCGTAATATGTTGTTCAACTTTTTTGCCCGCCTTGTCGGTCACGGTCACGGTCACCGGGGTTTGGCCGCATGCGTGCAAAGTCAGTGCATCCTTGAACAGTGCTTTTACATTATGTCCGGCGGTTGCAAAATCGGCGGCATACAATGCCACTACAGTTTCGAGGCGTTCGCCGATTGGCAAGGCGGGGTTAAGTTGAGCGGCGGCTATAGCGGCGGCCTCTTTGCATGCTGCGAACATACTGGCGGCGGCTTTGCCCGCCTTGAGAATCAATGCCCCGGCGGCGGGGTCACGATGGCCAACGATGGCGGCGGGTGCGGGTGCCTGAGCGGCGGCGTCAAAAGCGGCTTTGATAGCGGTCATGAGAAAATCTCCAAGTGGTAATCCCGGAAAACCCCGGGCGGTCATGCCTTGTTGGCATGGGTCAATTATACATCAACTGGCGAGTATGTCCACAATTTAATCCCACGGGATCAGCGCCCACGGGTGATAGTAGTCGGCGAGGCCCGTTCGTCCATCCGTCCATCCCTCAGACGTGGGTCGTCGCACACTGAAACCTTACACGAACCTTACAAACGAGAGGCCGGACATGATAGTAGTGATAGTACGGACGCAAAAAAGCCCACCGAGGTGGGCTGGCTTCAATAGAAGAGGGCGTCGAGGCCGTGGAGCAGCAGGGCGCACAACCCCAGCCCGAGGGCTAGGGCTAGCGCTAGGTCAAGCGCAAACGATTTCATACTTTGCGACTTCTTTGATCTCAGTGCCCACCTGCACTTTGCGGCACTGGTCTGAACCATCGTTGACGTTTGCCTCGAAGCGCACATCCATGCGCACACCACCGAATGCACCTTCGAATCTGAATGTGCGGCTGGCGCACCAGTCTGCAGCATAGTCGCTGGTCTCCTTCGCGTCCAGACCGAACCCGAGGATCGCTTCGCAGATCGCAGGGACTGGACCTTCGCGCAGGGAATCGACGTTACCCTCGAAACGAACGTCCAACTTGTCGTCTGCAGTGCCATCCCAGTTGATCCAGACCGATGGGGTTGCACGCACATACTTGTCAAAACCCTGAGTCGCTGCGAACGCTGCGATGGCATTTGCAATGGCAAACGCTGGTTTGAATGCCTCAGCTTGATCTGCGAGTTGGGTGATTTCCAAGCGAGCGCGAGCGAGGTCTTCGCGCTTGGATGCGATGATGCGAGTGAACGAAAATGTAGATGCTTTGCGTGCCATGGTAGGCTCCTATCAGTAGTAATCCAAGTAACCGCTTGGCCGGTATGCTGTGTTGTTCAGCATGGGTTTATTATAACCCCATTTGAAATTAAATGTGGGTTTCGCAAAGAATAGTTGGAGCCTGTGGTGATAGTAGGTACCCCCCACAGGCCCCCCACCCCCCCCCCCTCCCCCGCCCAGCCTATATCCGGGACGCTCATAACAAGGCCAATTTTTTAGTACCCCCCACCCCTACAACAACTCCACAATTTATTTTTCCAAAAATTTTAGCCGCCAAGTACGTGTATAATATCCCGGCTGGTTAAGCGTGATGACGCATGGCTCATAGCCATGAAGGTCGGCGTGGACTGGGGGTTCCCGGTCGCCAGCATCCGTGTTACATTCCGCTCATGCACAGCTCAATCCATAGCGATCAGGTTTTGCGTGAACTTGCTTTATCCATAGCGCGGAACAACGTGGGGGCTCAACTGCCGATCCATGGTGTGATTGCAGGGGAAGGCCTCACGCAGACCGAATACGATCAAATAGCAGCAAACCCTCAGTTCCAGCGCTACTTGGAGGCGTACACGACTGAGCTAAGAGATAACGGCTTCTCCTTTGCAGCGAAAAGCCGTGTGCTGGCCGAAGATTTGCTGCCAGTTGCGTACCACATGGCCAAAGACCCCGACGTGCCAGCCGCGACGAGGGCAAAAATGATCGAAAACTTGGTCGATTGGGGTGATTTGAAGCCCAAAAACAGCCTAAACCAAGCCTCTGGACCCGGTTTTTCGATCACAATTAACCTGCCGAGCACCCCCAATTCGGCTCCAAAAACGCTTGTTTTGGAGGCTGAGACCCCCGAAAAAGCCACAGAAATTGCAGAAATCGTGCAAAAAACGCCGATATTGTTGGCTGAGGACGAGAATTACGAGTACGCAGGGGATGACTACGTATGAATGACGTGATCGACTTCACCAAGGCTAAGAAGGAGCGCGAACCCCACATAGCTGGTGCGCTGTACTGCATGGGGTGCAACCACGAATGGACTGCTGTGTGGGAGCCCGGCACCACCGAGTTCGAGTGCCCAGAGTGCAAGAGCATGCGCGGGCGCAACAAGTTCGACGTGATGCCATCGCCCGACGCCCAGAGCTGGACGTGCGTGACGTGCGGCAACCAACTATTCCACCTGCTCCGAGATCGCGTCCACTGCCCCGGCTGCGGGAAGCAGTGGGGTTACGAGGAACTTTCATGAGCGTCAACTACACCCCGGTGGTCAGCGTCACGCCATACATCCTCAGTGACAAGTTTCAGAGCTTCATCGTAGGGCCGGTGGGCTCGACCAAGACAACTGCGTCCTTGATGAAGATTCCGATTGAGGCCCGCAAGGTGGCAGCCTGTGCAGATGGCATCCGTCGCTCCAGATGTGCAGTGGTGCGTAACACGCGTCAGATGTTGCTGGACTCGACCATCAAAGACTTTCTCTCCCTGTTCCCCGAGGGGCAGGCGGGTATCTACCACCGCACGGAGCTGAGATTTACCCTGCGCTTCGACGATGTTGAGTGCGATGTGTTGTTTAGGGGACTGGATGATGCCAACGACGTGCGGCGTCTGCTGTCTTTGCAGCTGTCGTTTGCCATGGTGGACGAGGTGCGGGAGATCAACGCGGACGTGTTCGACGCGCTCACGGGTCGTCTGGGCCGGTACCCTAACGGGATGATGGTGCCGCACCGCGCACAGTGGGGCACAGACGAGAAGGGTAACCCCGTGCAGGGATGCGTGGATGACGAGGGCAACCAAGTCAAGAAAGTCTGGGGCGCGACCAACCCGCCAGACCTCGACGCACACTGGGAGCAGTACCTCACCAACGCAGACCCTGAGAAGGTGCACGTGACGATCCAGCCCAGTGGCCTGTCCGACGAGGCGGACTGGGTGCAGCACTTGCCGTCCAACTACTACGAGGACTTGTGCGAGGGCAAGAGCGAGGACTGGATCGACGTGTACGTCCACGGTAAGTGGGGTAAGAGTCTGTCCGGCATGCCCGTGTACGACAAGACGTTCACAGCCGACTTCCACGTGGCCAAAGAGAACATCAAGCCGATCCAGAACGCCGACTATCCCATCACCATCGGCATTGACTTTGGGCGCACGCCGTCGGCTGTCTTCATGCAGCGAGACCCGCGTGGTCGGGTACTGGTGCTCAGCGAGATCACCTCGGAGAACATGGGCATCGAGACGTTCATCACGACCAAGCTCAACCCACACATCGCCAACACATACCAAGGCTACCAGTTCGTCTGCGCACCTGACCCGGCAGGGTTCATGAAGCAGCAGCTCAACGAGATGACGCTGGTGGACGCGCTGAAAAACGCCGGGTTTAAGTGTGTGAAGCCGCCGACGAACGACCCGGACAAGCGCATCGCGGCGGTGGAGCGCCTGCTCACCCAGCAGCTGGAGGGCAAGGCCATGTTCCTCATCGACCCGCGCTGCACCATGCTCATCAAGGGCTTCAGGTCGGGATACCGGTACAAGGTCAAGAAGTCTGGCGAGATGGAAGACAAGCCGGACAAGAACGAGTGGTCACACATCCACGACGCCAACCAGTACGCCTGCGCGGTAATCGACATGAACATCCGTGGCTTCGGCCTGCAGCAGACGCGCCGGGAAGTAAAGCGCTCAGCGTACGCCTACACTTGACCAGCAGTCCTCTGGGGGTACAATCCCGGCATATAGCCGCTAGAAAGGGCTCGCCATGAGCTTGATGTCAACCAACTTTGTCCAGTCGCAGGCACCTGACGTATATGAACGCGCCAAAGGCGCGGCTGGTCGTCTGTTTGTGGAGGACGGCAACTCGGCATTTTACGAAGGGCGGCAGTACTTCACTTTCCGCGACTTCAGCATTGCTCAGGCTGCTGTTGGCGTGTTTAGGGTTGTCATCACTGAAGACGTCATCATGCGTGACTTCTTTGTGCTCCTGACGGTGTCTGACGTCACTGTGGAGATTGTGACCGGTGGTACCGCAGGCGGTACGTTTGACAGCACGCTGACAATCCAGTCTACCAACAACATGTTGCGCACGCCTGTGCGAGCCAGTACGACTACCATGACTTACGGTGGCACGCACACTGGCGGCACGGTGTTGGACAAATTCATTTTGTCCTCTGGGAACAACCTGAATCATGCTGTTGGTTCTCAAGGCGGTGAGCAGTTTCCTGTGGGATTTCCACCCGGTACGTACTACGTTCGTATCACTAATACTGGTAACACCACGGCCACAGGTCTGTTCAAGGCCCGCTGGACAGAAGACCCGAACTAAGGACATTTCATGGCTACAGGCATCGCCCTCATCCCAGTCGCTCGCAGCTCAGACCTTGAACGCGAGTCGCAGAAACGCAACTCAGAGATGCAGGCTACGCCTGTCATTCAGGGCTTGGCCGCTCACGCACGCAAGCGCTGGGAGTCTGCCCGGGAAGCCAAACGGACCATCGAGGAGCGCATGCTGCAGTGCCTGCGCCAGCGCAACGGCGAGTATGACCCTGACAAACTGGCGGACATCAAGCGCCAAGGCGGCTCGGAGATTTACATCCAGCTGTCCTCAGTGAAGTGCCGCGCCGCGACGAGCTGGTTGCGTGATACCTTGCTGGGCACCGGCTCTGACAAGCCGTGGAGCCTTGAGGCGACACCTGAGCCCACGCTGCCCCCTGAGTTGGTCCAAGAGCTGATGGCCAGCATGCAGCAGCAGTTGCAGGCGCTGATGGAGCAGGGCATGCCCATGCCAGACCCCACACAGTTGCGCGAGTCCGCAGCCCAGATGAAAGACGCAGCGATGCGCCGTCTGCGCGAGGAAGCCAACGAGCGCGTTGACCGCATGGAACTCAAGATGGAGGACCAGCTCATCGAGGGTAACTGGACCGACGCCCTGAATGCGTTCTTGGACGACATCGTGACGTTCCCCTACGCCGTGCTCAAAGGCCCGGTGAAACGCAAGCGCAAAACCATGGCTTGGCAGAACGGCCAGCTGGTGCCATCCGAAGAGATTCGCAACGAGTGGGAGCGGGTTGATCCGTTCATGCTCTACTGGGCACCATGGGCTTCTGACATTCAGGACGGCTTCATCGTTGAGCGCCACCGCATGACTCGTGAAGACCTGCAGGCTCTGATGGGCGTGCCCGGGTACAACGACGACGCGATCCGCTCCGTGCTCAACAGCTTCGACATGGGCAACCTGAACGAGTGGCTGTGGACTGACAGCGCCCAATCTACGGCTGAAGGCAAGGACACCACACAGACCATCTTCACGACAGACCTGATCGACGCCCTGCAGATGTGGGATAGCGTCAAGGGCAGCGACTTGCTGACTTGGGGCCTGTCGAAGAAAGAGATTCCTGACCCAGACCTGAACTACCCTTGCGAGGTGTGGCTGGTCGGCTCTACGGTGATCCGCGCTGTGCTGAACTATGACCCGCTGGGCCGCAAGCCGTACTACGTGACGTCGTACGAGAAAGTCCCCGGCGCTGTTGCCGGTAAGGGCGTGACTGACCTGTGCCGCGACTCTCAGAACATGGTGAACGCCGCTGCTCGCAGCTTGGCCAACAACATGGGCATCAGCTCTGGCCCGCAGGTGGGTGTGAACGTGTCGCGCCTGCCCCCGGGCGAGGACATCACAGAGATGTACCCTTGGAAAATCTGGCAGTTCCAGAGCTCGGAGTTCAACGACGGCTCGCAGCCGCTGCAGTTCTTCCAGCCAAATAGCAACGCCAGTGAGCTAATGGCCGTGTTTGAGAAGTTCTCAGCCCGCGCCGACGAGGACACCATGATCCCGCGTTACATGACTGGCGACCCCTCGGGTGGCGCTGGCCGTACGTCGTCTGGCCTGTCCATGCTGATCTCCAACGCCGGTAAGGGCATCAAGCAGGTCATCAGCAACATCGACCGCAACGTGATCGTGCCCTCTATCGAGCGCCTGTACCAAGACAACCTGCGCTACAGCAAAGACCCAGACCTGATCGGTGACGTCAAGGCTGTGGCCAAGGGCGCGACCAGCTTGGTGGTCAAGGAAGCCGAGGCAGTGCGCCGCAACGAGTTCCTGCAGATCGTGCTCAACAGCCCGGTGGCCCAGCAGATCGTGGGTATGGACGGTGCGGCGGAGCTCCTGCGCGAGCAGGCCCGCAACCTGAGCGGCAACGTAAACCGCATCGTGCCAGACCGCCCAACCTTGACAGCCATGCAGACTCTGCAGCAGCAAAACGCGCAGCTCCAAGAGCAGTTGGCCATGATCGCTGGCGAGCTCCAAGGCGGCGCACCGGGCATGACACAAGGCCCAGCACCGAAGAATATGCTGCCTGACGGCAGCCAAGTTGGTGGTCGTGAAGGAAATATGATTTCACCACGCCCCAATGGTGTTTGACTTTTTTTGAATTTGTTGTATAGAATCCACACATGAAGATTTTTGTAGGCCAAAAGCCTGACCGACAGCACATGCAAGCGTTAATCCGCTGCAAGCTGCAAGAAAACGAAGCGCTACTGGCGCTGTTCCGAGCCAAGCTAGATGAGACCAAGGTCTCGTTGATGCAGGCAGAAGAACCGCACCGACTGTACCGCCTCCAAGGTCAGGCTCAGGTCTTATCAGATTTCCTCGAAGCGGTTGAAAAATCGTCAGAGGTTTTCGAGCGGATCAAATGATCCGATTTTTGTAGTCCTAGCAAACCATTATGTTGAACGGCACACCGGTAACTCCGACGCCTGAAAAACAGAGTTGGCGCTTTAAAGGAAATTGAAAATGGCATTGCCAAGACAAGTAGAAGCTCAGTTACGTGAACTGGAACAGATCGAGAAACAATTAGCTGAGAACCAAAATCCAGCGCCCGCTAACCCGGAGCCGGAATCTGCGGACACTCCTCCAGCTGAATCTTCGACACCTGAGCCGGTCGTAAAACAGCAAGCACCTGTTGAAACAAAGCCAGAACCGACAGAACCAGCTATCGCTGAAGAAACATGGCAGAGCCGCTATATTGCCCTAAAAGGCAAATATGACGCCGAAGTGCCACGCTTACACGCCGACGTGCGAGAACTCAAGGCCCAAGTGGATGCCCTCCGCAAAGCCTCAGAGACTAAGCCAGTCGAGACGAAGAAGCCTACAGTCGCTGAGAAGTTGGTAACTGATGCTGATGTTGAAGCATTTGGTTCGGACCTGATTGAGGTCCAGCGCAAAGTTGCCCGCGAAGTGGCAGCAGAGTTTCGTGGTGAGCTAGACGCCATGCGTGCCGAGAACGAGAAGCTGCGCGAGCAGTTGACCAGCACCGGTACTCAAGTGTCCGAAGCCAGTTTTGAGCAGCGCCTGTACCGTATGGTGCCGGACTTTGAAGCAGTCAATGCTGATCCCAAGTGGATTGCTTGGCTCAACGAAGTTGACCCGTTGCTCCGAGCCCCCCGATCCACTGTTGCACAACAAGCGTTCAACCGAGGCGACGCTGAAGGAGTAGCACACTACGTGGCAATGTTCAAAAAGAGCGTTGCGCCAGTAGAGCCCACTGCCGACAAAACCGAAGAGCTTGAGCGTCAAATTCAGCCGAATCGTAGTGCCACAAGCACACCCCCTACCTCTCAAAAAGGTAAGGTCTACACCAACGCAGACATCGAAAAGATGTTCCGCAAGGCGACTGATCTGGGTGTCAAGGGGCGCACCGACGAGGCAAAGAAACTTGAAGCTGAAATTGATGCAGCGTTCATGGAAGGTCGCGTAACAGCGTAACCCGTGGACAAAGTGTCTACCCCAACCTGTTTTATTTAGGAGGCCATCATGGCTGCAGTTTATCCCGTCCAATCGCCGTTCAACACGAACCCTTCGTACTCCGGCGCTTTCATCCCCACCCTGTGGTCCGGCAAGTTGCTGGCCAAGTTCTACCAGAACACCATGCTGTCGGAAATCGCTAACACCGATTACGAAGGCGAGTTGAAGAACCAAGGCGATACCATCCGTATCCGCTTGGCCCCTTCGATCAGCATCTCCGACTACACCGTTGGCCAGAACCTGTCGTACGAAGTCCCCACTCCTATCTTCCAAGATATGCAAGTGAACAAGGGCAAGTACTTCGGCGTGCAAGTCAACGACGTGTTGGCCTATCAGTCCGACATGAACCTGATGAACATGTTCACCGAAGACGCCGCCAAGCAGTTGAAGATCGCCATCGAAAACGAAGTGTTCTTCAACAACATGGTCACTGAAGGCCCTGCCGCTGCCAACGAAGGCGCTACCGCTGGTGCTATCTCTGCTGCCTACAACTTGGGCACAGACGTTACCCCCATCGACCAAGCCACTCCTGAGAACGTCTTGAAGGCGATCCTGCGTATGTCCACAGTGTTGGACGAGCAGAACGTGCCTGAAGATGGCCGCTGGTTGCTGATTAGCCCCTTCGACCGTCACCTGTTGATGCAATCGAACATCGCT